GATTTTCAGCACTTTTTTGATTTAATCAGAAATTGTGAAACGCAAACACAACCAAATCAATATTTTTGCAATAAACAAACTACTTACTATTATGAAAAAAACTTATTTTTTACATTGACTTTAATTTTAATTATGTGCTTGTTTACTTCTTGCGGAAGTACATATATGGCTGTTTACGATTTAGGTCTTTCTTCTGTTGAAAGCCCTTCAGACTCAAAAGATCCATTTGGTAATTCGGAAATAGTAAAGATTTCTGATGAAGTCCCTTCAAAAAATAAAAAGGCTCAGATTGTAAACAAATACAGATACACAGATAAATATATTGACATTGTGTGGTGGTACTCTACCACTCAGTTTGAATTTGAGCTGAAAAATGTTTCAGAAAAAACACTGAAAATAAATTGGGATGATGTAACCTTTATGGACTATACAGGTAATATAAGCCGGATTATGCACAAAGGAGTAAAATACATAGACAAAGATAAAAGTCAGGGAAGCATAAGCATACCCAAAAACGGAAAGCTAAACGATATTATAGTCCCTACGTCTAATGTATATTTCAGTCAGGGGTTTGGCGTTTATGTTCCTTCTGAATGGAAACAAAAATCAATCATTCCATGTTTCTACAAGAGTAAGAAAGAAATGCAGAATGATATTGACAATAAAATTTGGATAGGTAAAAAAGTACAAATACTTTTCCCTATAGAGATTGAAGGAAAGAAAAATGACTACAATTTTGAGTTTACAGTTAACGGTACATACTGATAACTAAAAAACAATGCAGCCGGGGAAGAAACGACAAAACCCAGGCTGCATTTTCATTCATATAGGGTGGAAAGACAAACTACATCATCTTTTTCTCATAATTATATCGCCCACCACATTTGCCAGCACATTAGAGCCAAATCCTCTTATCCCGTCAAGTTGAGCTACCATACGGATAAGAAGGTCCAGCTTTTCTTCTATGCGGCTGTTACATGGCTGCCGGCTCTCCGTACATGCGCTTCTTGAAGTAACGGCGCACCTGAAAGTTCTTGTCCTTGTCTTTCAGGTAGGACACAGCTTTCTTGTAGCATGAAAGGGCCATCTTTTCGTTCGGCACTTCGGCAGGTGTCTTGTATCCCATGTCTTCAGCGATGCTGTATGCCATGTCGCTGTAAATCATGTTGGCTGTGACACAAAGTGCATACGAGTTGTACGAAGGTTTTTCTTCAGGAACTCCTCCGAGTTGTTTCACGGCAGCCACGAAAGTGTCATGTCCCCAGTGGAATCCTTTCAACCCATCTTCGTTGACCATGGTCTTACCGATATTCACGGCCTCTGTTTCCGACAAAAAATTATCCCAGCACATTGCTTCGAGGTGGCTCAACCAGCTCATAGCCATTTCCGGGTGCATCTTTGCCATTTCCTTGAAATAATAGGTAGCAGCTTCGCCGAATATTTTCATATTCTTCACGTCCTTGCTGTCCTTCATCTTATCATACAGCTCCTCGTAACGGGAGATCATTTGTTCTCTATCCATATCTCGATATTTTTAAATTAGTTTCTTCAAAACTTCCCGCCCTCGCGGACGGGAAGCCACTCAAACATTTTTCCTTTTCCTTCGCTTTTTTACGGGTTCATCGGCAGATGCCAGACTGAAAGCGCTAAACGCGGCTGCCTGAACTTCGTTAAGCGGGAAAGGTAGCAGTAATCGTGACCGGGACTGCAATCAGTGCGCCGCAAGCAGAGCAACCGCAACCGTTCTCATTGTAAGAGAATACCTGCGGAACTAAAGCTGTAGCTACCACACTGGTAGGGGCTGTATTTGCCGCACCGATGAAGGTTACTGTAAACTGTTCGGTCCACTGAATAGTCTTTGCTGCACATCCGTTTTTCGGAGTGTAGGTCAGAGTTACAGCTGCGTTGATAAGCGCAATGTTCTGCGTGTTGTTGTTTGTGACGCTTGCTACACTGAATACGACGGTAGCAGTAGGTTGAACGCCGTTGTTCACGCAATAAGCCTGACGCAGTTTCTTAGTGATGTTTACCGTCAGTGGCTGAGCGGTAGCTGTCGGAACTCCAGACAAAGTAATTGACTGAATCATAGTTGTGTTGTGTTTGTGTTATATATCTTTTACAGGACACCAGGCCGCCTGTATTCGGCACTTATTTCTCTTCTTTTTCTCGTGTTTCATTCTTTGGTGCAGGCTGCGGTTGTGGGTGCGACGGCTGTGCGGGCTGCTGCGGAACCTTCACCACATATTCCTCGGGTTTCTGATACGGAAGGTTGCAGTCCAGGTATTTCTTCAGTTCCACCAGGTCATCGCGGTCGAAAGTGAAGAATCCGTCGATTATGGAAAGCTTTCCCTGCTGGATGGCAGAGTCAACATATCCGTGAGCCAGTTCCGGGATCATGTCGTCCGGAATGCGGGATACAAATCGTTCAAGGAACGGACGGATCATTTTTGTCCCTCCTAAAGATGCCAGCGAATTGATTTCATTGGAAATCTGCCATCCGGGGCCTGCGAGTCCGATTGACTTGAATAACTTCTCCACCGGAAGCATACCGGCAGAAATACCGTTGAGCGTATTGCCCATCATAACCGGAATGACCGGCTCACCCCATTTCAGGATGACAGCGGTCAGAATCTGTGCGTTTGTCATTGTGCTGCGTGTTTGAGTTGTTTGTGTAGAGTATGAAAATCATAAGGGAAAGGGGAAGGCCGATGCCCTCCCCCGGATTTCAGCAGTTGATTACTGAGCAGACGGACATCCGCAGCATCCATCCTGACATACGTTGCTTGACGGAATGTATGTCTTAGTGATAGCCTGCAAAGCGGCGATGCTGTTCTGCATACACTGCAGAGCAGCGGTGTTGGTACCGTTGTAAACGGCCTGCTGCATGTTGACAGCGGTCTGAGCGTCCTTGTTGGAGCGAACTTCCACTGAAAGTTCCTTGATCTGACCCTGCAAGTCCTTATAGGCTTCCACGATCTTCTGGTCAGTGTACTTGTCAGCCTTCAGCAAAGCGATTTCTGAATCCTTTGCGTTCAGTTGTTCCACCATGTTCAACTCATAACGGCTTACGGGCATGTTGTCTGAGCAACATCCTTCTCCGTTCCATCCCCAGCCATTGCGACCCAGGATGTTACCACCGTTGATACCCAAAAATGATGCGATGCCGGCTGCAGCCCCCACCGTGTTGAAATTACCTTGTCCCTGGCCGGTTACGTTGTAACTCTGGCCATCCATACCTTTGATTGTCATACTGTTTTGTGTTTGTGTTGTGTCGTGAACTATTTCCCGACATGACAAAGGTACGGACGAAGCATTACTCTGGGAATGAGTTATTTCCTAACCTCTTCCTGATTCTTTCGCAACTTATTCTGAATATTTTCTGTGTGCTGAGACGCTGGTCGAAATTGGTATGAATCTGGTTGACGGCACGCTCCGTCTTTCCGATTCGTGCAGCGATATACGACGGATTCAATCCGCTCTGAAAAAGGAAATGCACCAGCAGATAGCGTGCATCTACCGTTTCTGTGTCCTTCCTTCCGGAAAGGATCTGTGCAGACGGTATTTCCGTTTCCTCCGATACCATGCGGAGGATGGTGCTAAAAATCTCACTCTTACTCATCGTTTCTTTGTTTATCGGGCACGTCTGCCCTGTGTTTTTCTCTTGTGTTTAAAGAAACAACCTGCCGCTACCATTGCAGCAGGTTGTAATTAAGCGTAACGCCCAGAAACGGTTCTGCCTTCCCTGAAAGCCCTATCCCGTATCCGGCGCTCAGTCCTATCCCCCACCTCTTTTTTTTCGGTGCCGGTGCATTTACCACCCCCGTCTGTGTGCGTCGGTAAAACTCTGCCGACACCAGTTGCGGGCGATACCCTGAAATGACTATCCGATAGTCGTCCGTACGGTATTCCTTCTCTGTGAGAGGAATAATCACGTCTACGCTGTCTGTTCCTGTAGAAAGCGAATCAGGAACAACCGTAGCCGTATCCGCTATGCTGTCCGGAATGGAAGCTGGCCCGGACGGTTTCTGCGGACGATATACCGGAAGGCGTGCGGTGTCTGTTCCTGCGGGACGCTCTGACACGGGAGGAGCAACTGCCGTGTCGCGTATCGTATCTACCCTGACGGGAAGCCATACGGTATCACCCTGCCCAGACTGCGGCGACGCGCATCCACGGAAGAAAAGCGAAAAGAGGAGCGCGGCCGACAGCAAGCCTACCAGTATCCACGGGAGCTGTTTCATACGCCCAGGTATTTACAGATTCCCTGCACATGCAGCGTGACAATCTTCTGGCGTCCTTCATCCGACAGAAGGAAGTCCACATCTTCGCGATTGTCCTGGAAAAGGTTTTCCGTCAGCACGGCCGGGCAAATGGTATGCTTCAGAATGTAGAAACCGCTTTCCTTGTCGCTGTCGCCGTCGGCGGTGTCCTTGCGAATCTTCATGCCTTTCAGCACCTGCTCCGCACTCTGATACAGACATTCGGCCAGTTTGTCGGCCTTGGTCTGACCTACGCTGGTCCATGCCTCCCATCCGCGTGCGGTCATCCACTGCGTGCCGCTTCCGGCAGCGTTACAATGGATGGATACCAGGATGCTGTCTTTCACCCGGTTGGCGCGTGCGCACCGTTCCTGAAGCGAAATGTCTTCCTCTTCCGGAACGAGCAGCTGCGCGTCAAGCCCTTTCTTCTTCAGCGCATCCACCACGCGGCGTGCAATGTCGCGTGCATAGGCATATTCACGCAACCGTCCGTCGGGCGACTGCTTCCCATTGGTGTCTGCACCATGACCGTTATCAATCCAGATTCTCATGTCGTGTCTAGTTTAGTTTGTGTGTTGTGACTGTGGTTATGCAGAAGCCAGAACCCCGGCCTTTTCAAGCTCGTCAATCAGCTTGTTCAGTACGGTATGTGCATCTTCCGAACCTGTAGCATCTGTTACATGGGCACCCTGCTTTACAATTCCGGGCTTTGCTGTTGTAGCATTGGTATATGTGGTGTCTGTCCAGTTTACCGTGACATACGCTTTACCTGCTCCGTCTACTCTTACAGCATAGCTCTTCCCGCTTTCTGAAAATCCGGTCTGGATTCCTCCCAGCGCAGAATCAGTGGCTTTCGGAAGCACATAGCTTTCACCTCCGCCGCCACCACCGGCTGCTGCGGAATCCTTGATAACCAATGCTTTGACTTTTTTCACCTCCACATCGCTCAGAAGCCGTACCTTCATGCCGGCAGGTACATTGATTTCAATTACTGAATTTGTGAAATTCACCGTATCCATTGCGACGGGTTCCATGGTGTCAATAAACTGGGAGATTGAAAGCCTTCCGCTTTTCACACCCTGAATCTGCACCATTGTACGTCCTTCGGAAGTATATTCGGCCACATAGCCTTCAGCTCCCTTCTTAAAACTGATTTCGTCCATTGTTTGTGTTGTGTTTTTGGTTTGTAACTCTATTTATAGGGATTCTCCCGGTATTCCGGAAGAATGAACTGTATGTTCACCGCTGCATCGTGCAGCACCTTGTGGGTTTGTTCCTCACTTACCTCCATTTCGTCGGTAAACTCGCAGAAGATGTTTCCTACCCAGTCGGAAGCGCTGTTCAGCCTCTTTATGGCTACGGCGCGACAGCCATTGGTTATAAACAGGGATTTGGCCATCTTGTCCTTCACTTGAGAGTCTATATCCGTATAGCAGAGAAAAAGGTTTTCGGCCAGTCCTCTGCTGAATACTGCCATTTCGCTCATGGGGAGCCGCTGCACGTTGTCCTTCATGCCCGACACCCCCTTGCGTTTCACTTCGAAATAGATGGAAAGGAAGGCTGCGTTACCCAGCGGGTGCGGCTGTACGATGTACACCCTGTCGGCCTTTGTTTCGTAGAGCACCTTCCACAGCTCACCAAATACCTTAGCCGTGTTTTCGCTTCGCTTGAAGCTAAGACGTTCGGTTTCCTGCTTGTACCGTTCCAACTTCAGGTCGTTCATTTTATCACGATACTTCTGCGTCATTTTGTTGTACTGCGAAAGAATAAATGTACCCACGGAAACTATAAATGCGCCGATGGCCGTCACCATTTCTGCGTCCATTCCGTGCCTCCTTCCGATTTCCCGTTATTCCATCTCAGGCGTATTTTTTTCAAAAAGAGCGGCAATAGCTTTTATCACATCGTAGAAACCGCATCCGCTAAGGCCAGCAGCCAGTCCGTAAATAAGCGTTCCCCACCATTGGTATCCTTCGAGCAGTGGAGTAAGCTGAAGTGCCCATGCCAGCACGCACACCACCATACCTACCGCCACGCTCACACCGATTTTTGCGAGCTTGCTTTCTGAAATGGCAGGAATGACTTTCAGAATCTGTGTCACGATGGCCGAAATAAGTGCTACGATTCCGGTAAACGTGCCCAGGTCGATTACGAATCCGGCAGTAGAAGGTTCAGAGGTTACAGCTCCCTGTGCGAAAACGGTCACTGCAGAGATCAGCATTGCAAACATTAAAATCATCTTTTTCATTTTGTCGTCGTTTTTAGTTAAACATTTGGTTTTAGTTGCAATACAAAGTTACGAAGAGCACATTGGAGAATGAAGGACAAAAAAACGACGGTTTCTCGGCGGACAAAAACAAGAAAGGAGACAATCGCTTGTCTCCTTTCTGTGTTGATAAAACTCTCATCGAAGAAGGGAATCCCTGTTTTCCCTATCACGCCGCTAAATTACAAAAAATATTTATATCCGAATAAAATGGGTATGTTTTTTTGATAATTGAATGCTTATTTGCACTTTAAAACAATAAAAAGGGGAATATACCTCTCTTGGAAATATCCCCCTTTATGCATCTAATAATTCATTAAGAATTATAGCTGCAAATATAGCTTTTTATTATGATTGACATTTTGTTTATGCTTAATTTTTAATATATTTATAGTGCATCTAATAATAATCATTATGAATAAAATTAAGTATGAGCTTGTAACACATCGTGTACACGGAGGAATGCTAGCTATTTTTGTGAAATGTTCACAGTATGGTTCTGTAATAGAACTAGATACTAATGTCAGAGTGTTTAATGACGAATGGAGTGAAGAATCCGGACTTATTTCTAAAAGTCCAAATGCCGCCAATCTTAACCTGCTAATCAGAAAACTTGTGTATAACCTGGAAGAGATTGAACTAACTTATTCTGGAGAAATTACATTGTCTAAATTGCATGACATATATTCAAAACGTGGAGCTTCTGCAGACTGGTATGCAATGTGGGAAAAATCCATGAATGAAAGAGGGTTAAAACCTCGGACTATAGAAATACATGCAAATGTTTTGAAGACTATAAAAAAATTCAAAGGTTCTTGTCCTGTCATATCATTGACAGAGGATTTCTTCCGCGGATTCATGGGATTTTTAATTAATTCCGGACTTAAATATTCAACCGTATGCAAGGAAATGCATGTTGTTAAGACATATTATAATATCGCACGTAAATTGTATGGGAATAAGGTTCCATCGGATGCATTCGCTTTTTACCATGATCCAAAAGACCTGAACAATACTTATAAACTGAAGTCGTTAAGTGATGATGACATACGTAAGATTGAGAATTATGTAGCATCTGGGACGTTATCAGAAAGTAAAAAGCTAACTATCAATCAATTCTTATTCATGAGCTATTCTGGAACTAGGATAAGTGATTTTGCTTCTCTCAACGAAAAGAACTTCAAGTTGGAAAATAATCGGATTTGGCTTGAATATAATTCCGTAAAAACAAATACACATGTCAGAATACCTCTTTTTGCTCTGTTTGATGGAAGAGGTGAGCAAATATATAGTCAGTATCAGAATCGGCTTTCAGAGTTTTTTTATGTGGGGAGCAATTGCAGATTCAATTCAAGGTTATCTTCCGCTCTTAAAGGAAGTGGACTTAACAAGCATGTAACCGCTCACGTTGCAAGACATACTTGCGCAAGCAGATTGATTAATAGAAATGTTCCTATAACTACAATACAGCAAGTAATCGGTCATAGACAAATAAAGACTACGATGATATATGCAAAGATTGACGACAATTCGTTTGTAAGACAATTAAAAGGATTGTAAAAAGCCTCGTAAAGAGGCTTTTTACAAGTTCTGGCGGAACTTATTGGGATTGCAACATTAGAAAAATCGGGGCTTCACCCCGCTGCTAAATTCAGCCAGGGTGATAATTCTGGAGTGTCCAACATAGATGATATAGATATTCTGTCTACTGATATATACAATGGAAATATTTTAGAGAACAATGCTACATTCATAGTTAAAACTTACCCTGCTTCTCCGGCCTATATGTATCAGGAAGCATTCTCGATGTATCCAATTAAACGATATTGGAGAGCAAAGGTGGACGGTACATGGAGAGGGTGGATTGAGTTATAATTGAGCCCAAGAATTTTCGCTATTTGAATTTTTAATTCTTGTAATATTTAATCCTGAAGGATGAAAGTAACGCTGGACAGTTGCTCCAGCAGCTCCAACTCCTGCTTGAAAAACTAACAGAGTTCCGTAGGTATCCGAACCTGGAATAATCATATACATGCCGGACTCCACAACATCGTTAAGTTCATCAATACTATTTCTGTTTGTTATATACAAAAAATCTTTTACCATGAATGGAAACAAGTTATTTCCATTCATAAGTTCCGCCAGGCAGATTTAGCACTGGCGGGACTAACTGTTAGAAAGATGGAGTTAGGCTGGCTGACAGGATATACAAAATTAACGGATTATGCAGACTTTGGTACAATGCTTATATATATTACTGGTGATAATAGGCAATCATTAATAATGCTTTGCGATATTCAAAGAGTGATAATGTTACATGATGAACATAGAGATGATGAATTAGCTGTATACAGGAAAGAGGATGGAGGATATTATCTATATACAGCTAGTTATAACTTATATGCATATATTATTAGCTCTTCGTTTACTCTATCTATTGTTAAAGGACAAGATGGCAACGGGCTTATTAAAATCAATAGGGCCTAATATTATAATCGAGTCCATTTAAACTATGATTAAAATTCTCTCCACTCTCCCCATGAATTACCACCATTAGAAGACATACGGGTAAACCGTTTATTGTCATATATGGACATTGCTATTTGCGTGTGATATTCACCTTGACTGAAATATAATAAATTCCCATAAGTGAATAAATCGAAGTTAATAGTTCCTAGAGATATATTAATCATATATACCCTATTATTCAAACAATTATCCGGATTTATGACAATACCACCATCCCTGAACCAAGTATTGTTAATCCCAATAAGTTCCGCCAGTGCTAAATCTGCCTGCGACTTATTGGAATTAATAGCACGGTAACAACAATACTTCAAGTTGGGGAATCCGTTGAAATAAGAGAAACTAACACGGCAAGTATATATTTACTTTCAATTCGTGCTAGTGCTAGTAATACGGAGTATTTAGCCACGTATATATTGGCATGGGCTTCTATATATGCTGCTGGTGTAACTAAGCTGTCTGAATATAGCTACACGAGCAACGTTACGATAGAGGTATCCAGAACCGGAACTGACAAATATAAGATTACATACAAGGCTGGGAATGTTTCTTCTATCGAGCTGAAGTATTCTCTTCGGAAATTAATATTATAGTTGTTTCCATGATGTCCAACTATTATAATGCATTCTTATATATGCTAATCCATTATCTCCACCTGCACATAATTGCATACGAATCCATCCGTCACAAGAAAATGCCACTAATATGCCATAATTCACGGGCATATTGTCCTGTTGTGAGTCAAATTTATAAACTCCGTTATTTACGGTATTGGCATCACCTTCCAAATTTAATCCAATGGCACTCAGGAAACCTGATTTTGACATTAATCCATCATTTTTTAAAGTAGCCGTTCCAATAAGTTCCGCCAGGACTGATGAAAACTGTTCTGTACCAATATATATAGGATTCCCTTTAGAGTCCAATCCTCTTATAAAAGGAATATCTTCTGAAGGCTCATTCAATTTCTCTGATTTTGATATTTCCCTAGATGCATCTCCTATACTGATTATTCCAGTTTCCATATTGCTCGGATTTGAAACTATAAAATTTTTAGGAGAATCTATTTGTAAAAATGATGACATTAATTCAGAAATTACTTTTTTCATGGAATCTTTTGACATCTTTTGTACATCCCCATTACTCTTTACACCAAGAAAATAATCAAAATCTTCAACGGATGTAACGTCTGATAATTTTTTATCTGCCATAATTACATGTTTTAATCGTTTGTGTTTTGTTATATAATATTCATTAAACAGTTTCCTTATTATCCGGAAGAACCGGTCTGTAATAAATTACTTTTTCAGATTCATCAGGAGAAAGTGAAAGAAGCATAGGATTCTGGTCTGGCATAGTATCCTCTGATAAAGTATGTGGAGTCACTACTTCAAGAAGCACATCATCAAAATTAAACTTAAAACCAGAAGGAGCTTCTGTGCCGATTACCTCATTAAAACTGGGATATAAACGCTTTAGTTCCAATGCCTGATTGTTTGTAAGGCTAATGTTATTAATATCTGATGATACTTTTCCCATTAAAGATACGAGCTTGTTCAGGAAATTATAATCCAGATTCTCAGGATAAAACAGATTTCCTTCTTCAATCATAGAGTCTTTTTCTGATTCTGGTATTTCTTTCCACAATGCCGCTTCTTCCATGGATGAAACAATCATTGATTTTTCAAAACGTCTTTCACTAATTGGAACTTCCTCACTCTGAGTAAGAAGGCATCCGTTACTTGCTTGTAGTATCATTTTTTCTTGCTTTTTCAATCATGTTGTCAATAGCATCAATAAAACGTGGGTTCCCGAACCTGGAATATTCCTTAATCAGTTCCACTTCTTTTTCGTCATATTCTTCTTCACCATCTGAATTGTATATCTTACGGCACAATTCAAGCGAAGCAACTCCCCTGCCCGATGCGTAGATAGCATCGGCAAACATTTCTCTTACATCTTCCACTGCTTCCGTGACGCGTGAAAGACCGTTGAAAACGTGTAATTCTTTAAAATTCAGTTTCATGATTATGATATTTTATAACAAATTCCGTTTCTGAAATAAAGAGTTTTTGAATACCCATTTGGAGGCACATATTCTGCGGTACCTGTAAATCCTATATATGAATTACTTCCATCACTCATATATATTCTATTGGAACCAATTTCTGTTCTAATGGAACCGGAAGATATTGTAAGTGAAGAAGGGGTTAATTTTGCTGATAAATCAACTCTTGAAATACCTATCTCATGAGGATATATAGTAACATTCTCATAATCGTTGTCCAACAATGTTAATTTACAAGACTTAAATCCGTTATGATTAAAAAACTCCCAATAAGACAATAGTAAATTACCACTAATCAATCCTATTGATTTAGCTCCAGAATCTATTATAATCCTTTCACCATTTGCATCTCCTGCAGTAAGAGAACCGGTAAAAGTTCCTGTAGCTCCTTTCAACTCACCGGAAAAAGACCCGCTCGTAGCTACGACTTCACCTTGTATGTGTGCTTTTGTAGCATACATCTCACCAGATTCTGTCACACGGAAGGGAGCAGAAGCACGATTCTCGTAAGTGCTTCCGGCAAAAATACGCACAAGGCTACCTGAATTGCTTCCTGTCATACCTGCAGTAACCGTACCGTTATCTTTCTGTATAAGCAGGTCGTTTCCCTGAAACAACTGTATTTTTGCATTCTTTGATATAATCAGTGATGTAAAAATAGAACCTACATTCGCTCCAAACTTTTTCCAATATTGCGTATTAGCGTATGTAATGCTGCTGCTCGATACATGCGTTTTCAAACACTGGTATGCGTCCCAACCTGTTTCCATGGCGTTATTTCTTACAAGCACCACGTCTATATAACGAACAGGAAGACTACCATCGGTTACATCACTATCATTGCGATATTCCGTATTCAAAGCCCATTCAGATTCGCGTATTGCACATCCCTGAAGCCCGTCGGCTCCTTTCTCTCCAAGCTGCGCACACACGACGGGCGTAGAAAACAGTCCCCATACGCCATCGGAAGATTCCTTCGTTTTGATACCCATTCGTAAGGATAAGAAGAAGATATTCCTGACTGTGTACGTGTCCACCCTGAAGGTATATAATCATCTATTTGCGGGGAGGTTGGAGTAGACGGCGTAGAATTAACAGTAGTACGCGTATAGATCTCTTCTATGGAAACTCCATCTTCTCCTTTACTGGCAATCATATCATACTCTGAAGTGTTTTCTTCGCCAGTCATTACATACCCTCCATCAGAGAATATGAATCTATTTCCTTGATTATCTGTCCAACACCATAACGGGGGATTAGTGGTAGCTACTTTTGCAGCAAAAGTGCTTCCATTCATTGTTACTGAACCCATTTTGGGAACTACCAATTTTGAGTTCCACCTTCCAATATAAGTTAACCCAGCTCCATCTTCACCCTTATCTACTTGTAGAAGCCAATCAGCATTTTCCTTGGATGGTTCTGTATCTGTCCCGTCTTCTGCTACGCATAGCCACAATATACCATCATGGCTTACACGGTCATAAAATTCATATTTTGTGCCACTTTCCCATTGACCTCTGTCATTTGCCACAAGAACCGGCGTTCCATCTGGTCTTACTTGATTTATTGTACCAGTAAAATACACAGAATTAAGGTACATGGAGTAACCAGACATGTTCAGCCCGAATATGTTCAAATTCGTCAGGTCGCCATACTGCATGGCAATATTCCCAACCGTAAATTCCCAGTCATTCTGTTTCCAGAGAAGCCGGGTATATGTTCGTGTTTCGTATGCTGAGCTTTGTCTTGCTTCATCAGTAAAGTTCCCGTAACATGAAAAGTTCATCTGCGGCTGTGGATGAATAGTATATCCAGGACGAAGTGCATAACGGAATGTCTCATTATTATCTCCCGACACCTCCGTCACGCGAAAATAGGTGGTTGCAAATCCGGAAAATTTGAAGTTACCTTTGCTGTCGTCTGAATCCTCGGTAGCATCCCTTTCATCGCCAAAATGGAAGATACCAAGTGCAATGTCATCCTTAGATACCGCACCAAACTCTCCTTCTTCCAGCTTTAGTGTACAAGTTCCAGTTGTAAGCTGATTACCTTCCGAATCCGTATCAGGTGTGCATGACAGAATAATTCCAGCACCAGGTACACGCCATTTAATCCCCAGGAAAATCTCTACACGGTTGTACCGGAGTTCAGGAACCTCCAGAAATTCCCACAGGCGAAGTCCGCGCATTTCTCCGTATCCTTTTTTATCTATCTTTGCGCCAAAACCGGTTAAACCTTCGGCAAAACCTTTCTCTCCCACCACAATTCCTGCCATCATCGTAAGCAAGAATTTCGTGGAATCTTCACGGTCTTTATTGATAAGGTATTGTCTGAGAAGGTCTAAATATTTTCCAGTAAGCAACTTGGTTGTGGGCACGGATTCGTCGCTTTGAAGGAAGTCTCCCTCATCTCCCTGGCGTGCCACATCAGAAATCTGCTTGTCGTTGATAACCAGTTTCCCGATAATGGAAAGCGTGCCTTGAACTATGTAGGAAGTGAAGCGTTTCAGCGGACGGATAAGGTCATCGGCTGTCACTTCAAACAGCTCTTTCCATCCGGCTGTATCCTGCGTTTGTCCTTCAGGAGTAGAAAGCTTACCGTAGTCCAGTGTAATTTCACGGTCGAGAGTGGCACCTTCCAGCTTGTCGGTTGCGGTAATGCTTCCGATACGTATGTAATAGAAATCTTCGCTGGGATTCTCTCCGCCGATGCTTCCGTCAGTAGCATAGTCGTTCACGGAAAACAACACCATGGCATCGTCAGAACACGTTCAAGACGGGCATAGATGTAGTGCGCCTCCGTGCGGTTCAGACGGGTGTTGTATCCCGTCAGCGTCCAGCTTCGGTATTCTCCGTTGGGCAGATAATCTATGCCGTAGCTTTTCTGCGGAGCCACCATGATGGTGCATCCCGGAACCACCCCCACCTGAATCAGGTTGGGGTTTTCCAGTGCATTTTCTATCATGGACACGCCCTGGTAAGAAATTCGGTATGCGTTACTCTGGTAGTCGGTTATCATTTCCCTTTTCTGTATTTCTGATTCATTTTCTCAATTTCCTTAGCTTCCTTAGCCATGGCATTCATAATTCCCAGGATGCGGACCGCCTCGCTGTCGTACACTGCGTCGTAGTCACTGAATCCCTGATACTTCATGATGTTGTTAATCATTTCCACCTCTATCTTGATGGGGTTCTGCCGTCCGTTCTTTTTCCCGTTAGGCGTGAACAGTTCCGGATACATGCGTGCGTAAGATTCCTGCACGCTCTGAAAATACTGCACCATGACGGGGAACATGCGGGCTTCTACCATGCTAAACCAGCGGGCGTTTTTCTGTATCTGCCCGGAGTTGAACGACCACACTCGGCGCTTACACTTGCGCAGGTAGCGCCCTTCGCGTATCTCTCCCGTCTCGCGCACGGATTCGTTGAACAGCGTGGCCAGAAACCGGCATCGTGCATGCTTCATGCGGCGCAACTGCATCCGGATGGCGGCATGGGTCGATTTTCGCCTTACAAGCGTCTGTAGAACCTTCTGTGCATCCCAGTACATGATAAGCAGGTTCTGTGCCGACTGGTACTGCGCAAAGCTGACATCGGACATCACATCTTTCGGTGCTTTCAGACGAAGGGTTCCCATACGAAGGCGGATAATTCCGTAGGGAGTGACGGTGCGTGCAAAAGGATTGTCCAGGAAACCGAGCTTCTGGTCTATCCACTGGTCCACCTGCCATGCCCGCATGGGAATGCGCTCAAACAGGTGTCGAATCCCTTTGCGCCGGAAGAGAAACACCGTTTCACCATTTTCATCGGTCACGGTGCGCCGCACGATTTTCAGTCCGAGAAAAAGCATGAAGCACTTCAGCTTGAAAAGGCGGTCGGCACGTTCCTCGTCGCCTGCCGCAGCCATAGCCTCCTTACGCTTGTAAAGTCTGTTCACCTCTTCCAGCTCTTCGGTAGACAGCCGGTTCCAACTGTCGGGAAGTGCCGGAAGATGTATCTGGTAGTTTGTCGTATCCATTTGTCGTTTCTTTATACTCCAAAGTTAGGTATATGAAAACTGGGAATGAAGGACAAAAAATCAGTGCCTGGTGAAGGCTTGCGGACGCATGACGAAGATGGCGTTGTCCTGGTTGTCATAATCGAATATGGGCTGCTTGTCCGGTCCGGTTGTTTCAGTGAGCGGCGGCACATACAGCGGAGAATCCTTGATAAACTCTCCGAAAGAATCCTGATGGTTGGAGATAAATTTGCGGGCCTTTGTCATGGAATAAGCTGCCTCGTTTTCGCTGTACTTGCGCTGTTTTTCCGGACGGCGCGACTCGATGTAGAGTGCCAGCGCCATGCGCAGACAGTCCACCGCCTTCTGCCACACCGCATTTATGGCATCCTTGTCTTCGCCCGTGAAAAGGTCGGACTTTAGCGAGCGCGTGCACCATTTCACCAGCGCATCGGTCAGCTCCTCCCCTATCTCCGGCTCTATGTAAGCGCTCTGGCAATAGCGTATGTCAGGCAACATTGAGATGAATTTCTCCCGGCTTTCGTTAATGTCCAGAAAACGGTTCATCTCGATAGCGGTAGTAAAAAGCAAGTCGCCCTGCAGGTAGAAATACCGGCTTTCGCGCCACAAATCGGCAAACACGGGAGCCTGACTGCACGCATCCTCTTCCAGGAATACCAGCAGACGGTCCACTCCGCGACGGCCCTTGAAATACGCATCGCGTTCAAACCGGCTCACGGATTTCTCGTCGGCCTTGTCGTACCCGTCGGTGTACACCTGATTCAGTCCACCTCCGTCGTTCAGACTCACCGTGAGAATGCCGGTGCTGTTGGCCAGCGACAAGTAGACCACCGGAAGCTGGCAGGCACGTATCAGACGGATTTCGGGTGTAAGGTTTTCTTTTTCCACGTAGGCCGCCGTCACTCCGCCATACTCTTCCATGGCCTTATCGTATTCTCCGCATACCTTTTCGTAGAGTTTACGCCCAAGTATCGGCACAAGAATGTTCTCTTCTGTTTCTTCCATGATTGTGAGAAGTGACTGGTCGCCGCTGTACACGCTGGTGGGCACGTATGCCCTGATTTCTTCGGTTTTCGTTACTAACATAGTCTTTGTGTTTTTCCTCAAAGTTAGCGGTCTGATTCGGTAGTTTGAAGGACAAAAACGAAAAATCGGAGGTTTTATGAAATTTAGAAATAATTTTGATGCGATTCCGGTTTAAAATTGTTATTTTTGCGGTAGGTAAAATGTAATAAAACGATGAACATGAAATCTAAAAAAGTTATGAAAAAGACTTACGTGCTCATGCTTTCGCAATCTTTCCCGACCAAACATCCCCGGTCGGGAAACCCTACCGGATTCCGTGAGAAATTCCTTTCCGGAGAAAAACGACACACCATCCGGTCCAACTTTCCGCTTTGGGCAAAACGCATACACGAGGTGCAGCAAGGTGAAGCGGTTATCTCCGTCCGTCAGTGGGAAGCCCGTCCGTATTTCAGCAGACAAATAACAATAGGCTGTCTGACCGCGGAATCTGGAACAGGTATTCAGAAACTTACCTTCCAGCTGGATTGCGACGGATGTGCCTCTTTCAATTTTTTCGACATCGACGGTAAATATCCGGAACTGAAAGAACTTGCGGCCAACGATGGTCTGTCGGTAGACGACTGGAAAGAGTGGTTCCGGGGTTATGACTTCAGTCAGCCGATGGCAGTTATTCAGTTCGGTAAATTCAGGTATTAATGATGAAAGAGTATTTTATTGCTACTGCAATTTTTGTAGGTCTTGTGGCTTTCGTTATGGCAATGAGCTATTTCTCCGGTTTGGATTACGACATTCTTTTTATAGAATTTATGCTTACATACCTAGTGATTAATAAATTATCTGAAATACAGAACGATAAAAAAGAAGAATAATATGGCAGCGTATGACGTAAACGGGCGGTGCGAAGACTGCACATTTGCTGACGCATTTGGAAGAAGTTGCCAGCATGGGATGCTATTCCCTGTCATGGTACTAATTGCGTTTGGAGATGTATATCAGTGTCCGAACTTTCAGAAAAAGAATGCTGAACAGCTTCAGGAACAAATTCGATTAAAGAACAATGAAAATAAATAGGATATGGATTTCAAGAAATTAAAATTACTCACAGAACTGATTGATCAATATGAATGGCAAATGGGCCATGGTCTTGCGGTATGGATAGAATATTCTAATTGCACGACTGTTTTTGATAAGATATTGGAAATAGATACTGAACGATTTCCTAATTGTTTAGCAGAAAGAACAGGTATTTACATTGATCATTTTGAAGATATACTGAGCTTTTATACCAAAGATATCGAGAAGTTGTTCCCTAAAGACGAGGATTGAAATATGCCAAAGAAAGAATTTAAGGTTGGCGAAGTTTTCCAGTGCGGACTAATTAAATTAAAGTGTATTGAATACAAGGATGAAAATCTTTCATGCAGATATTGTTTTTTTAGATATAAATGTGATTTTGACATAGTAGGATTTTGTAGTTCAAAAAACAGAGAAGATAAAACCAATGTAATCTTTGCGAAAGTGGAGGAATGATATATGGCAAGAATAGAATTTACGGAAGAACAAGAAAAGGCTTTAATAAAATTCATAGCAGGGAGGTTTATTTGTAGAAGCTGTTCTAGTTGCAAGCATGAAAAAGGATCAACTTATCCATTGTCAAAAATATGCTCTAATTGCAAGGACTATTCAAAATGGGAACCAAATAAATATCGTGTTAAAGTGGTGAAAGAGTTAATAGAAGAAATCAAATTGAACAAGTGATTATGGCGAAGAAAGAATTTAAAGTCGGAGAAACCTTTCAGTGCGGACTGGTAAAGCTGAGAGTAGAGGAAGGTAAAGGATGCTGTAAATGTATATTCTATAATCCATATTGTTTTGATTGCGACATTATGTTACCCGCATTAAAGAAAATTTGCGGTGGATGCAGTAAAAATGAGAGGGAAGATAAAACTAGTGTAATCTTTGTAAAAGTGGAGGAATAAAATATGGACTTCAAATCACAAATAGCAACCACACGCGACCAGTCAAAAATACTTCTTTCGCTGGGCCTGAAACCGGAAACGGCCGACATGGTGTATCACCACACCAACAGCCGGGTAAAATCATTGGAATGGGAACTTCAAACAAAACCTCCCACATTGAGAGGGAAGTATTGGACACCGGAAAGAATCGCAAAACTTGAAAGCCCTTTCCACAAGCACCCGGACGGTACCCTGATGACCGGAGAGGAGATTTTCGACGCTCTCTGGGGAAAAGATGTTCCTGCATGGAGTCTGACACGTCTTCAGAAGATAATGCCTAAAGATATAGTTTTAGGGAACAATCGTTGGGGATTGTTTATATCCACAGATGACATTGCCTATTTCTCATTCAATGAAGACAAGACGATAAATTATCTTACTGGATTTGATACGGGGGATGATGGAAGCATATTTAACGCAGCCATCGGAATGTTTGAATGGCTTATAGAAAACAATCACCTGAATAAAGAATACTTAAAAGAAAAACCATGAAAAGAGAAGATATAGAAAACGCAGCTAAAAAGGAAGCCGAAAATCTGGCATGCTTGGTTTATTACGGAGGAAGCGCAATTTCACAGGAAGATGTTGAGAATGCTTTTGTAAAAGGCGCAGAATGGAGAATAGACAGTGTATGGCATGATTTCGATATAAATATAAATAACCATGAAGATGTTGTATTGCTTTTGGGAAATGGTAAAATCGTTGATTATGATGATGATTGGGAGGAATATTATTCTCCTGCCGTGAAATGGGCTTACAAAAAAGATTTACTACCCAATACAGAAAAATAACTGATATGAAAATATACGAGATACATAACCCATTATTTTTAAGTGACATATTTGTCTTTGCAGAAGTAGAGGAAATCGGGCTATGTTACATAAAAGTGAATTGTTTTAACAGAATCGAAGAAATTGGTTTTGATATTCAACGAAGAATGTGCCGTCCTATCGAAGACATTATGCAATACGCTAAAAAAGCTGCAAAAATTCGCAGGCATATTTTAAACAGTATTGATATTGAATATTGGGGAAAAATCCATGACAATCCGGAACTTCTAAAAAAATCCCAAAACTTCTCCCCCACCTGCGCAACATGCAACAGTTATGACAACGGGAAATGTACCAATTTCGGGAAGGAAGTAAAAGCGGGAGATTCCTGCAAATACTATCAGTCGGACGTGATTGAATATACCTGCCAGCAGTGTGGACGTAAATACGAAATCATAGATTCTGATGCAGGTGATCGTGAGAAATTTTGCTGCAAAGCATGTGAAAACGGATATTAATCAAAACTAAAAAAACATGAGTAAAACCAAATTATATTATCTGTTTTTGGCAGCCATGTATGTGGTGTTGTCGTAACCTGTAACAATATGATTGAAATTATCAAAGAAGGGAAATACGATAAGAAAATAGCGACCTGCCAGTTCTGCGGGTGCGAGTTTACTTTCGATAAAAGGGACGTGCTATCCAGAAGTGATGGGAAGTTACCATTTACAAGAATAGAAAAAACATTGCTATATATTTTGTGCCCCTGCTGCAATGCAGAGATAAGAGAGTGGAGTGATTACCCCACAAATCATAAACAGAATGAATTATGACGGAAGATCTAAAGAAACTGATAGATGAAGTAGAGGGAATCCTTGGTAATGAAGTGGAAGCCACAAGAAGGCTGAAAATGCTCGATGAAGCCATTCAAAACATGAAAGAGATGGAAAATATTCAACTTCATCAGTTCATTATCTACAAAGAACGAAAATTGTTCGGATATAAAAAAGGAAAATCCAAGACTGTCAATATAAACGTGGATGACAAGCTGATAAAAGAAATATTTAGGATCTACCTCAATGAATTGTCAAATCAGGTAGCAGCCGTAAATACACTCTTAGCCAAACTGAAAGTTGGTAATGAACTACAAATAATTGAGCCATGATACCAGAAGAATACCTTAACGAAAAGAAAACGGGCCGATTCACTGGAGGTGAATTATACTACACCGTATCTCTGGACGATGCGATAAAGGCCGTTAAAATGGCCCGCAGTGAAAACAAACCTGCTCTCGACACGCCAGCACCTTCACAATACGGATGGATCTGCCCGAAATGCGGACGTGTCTACTCCCCTACCGTACCCACATGTATGAGCTGCAGAAACCTTGAGATTGCCCATGTAACATGTGCGGACCAGTCGGAACGTATAAAGTAACAAACCATTAAACAATATAGCTATGGAATTTAAACATCAGAAAGACCTCGGTCCAGACGCCATTCAGAAATGGTGTGAGGAACTGGATGGGAAATCAAAAATAGAAATAAATGATACACAAAGGAAACTACTTTCCATTTTCAAAATGAATCATGAGATTGTTGGTAATTTCCTGAATGCACATAAAGAACTTTCTTCGCAGTTTGATTACACTTCTTTCATGATAAATCTTGTCGCTGAAAATTTTCCTTACAAGATAGATTATCCTTCAGCACTTATAATAAGTACACTTATAGACCGTCCGGCCATCGCCGTAATGTATGCCAATTACCTCCAGTATAAATGTTTCCAGTACGGAGTCAAGGAAATAAACATTGATGCACTGAAACATATATTACTTTGGGAAGGAGTATTCAGTGAAGAAGTCTTGCATGAAATGTGGGACAAACAGAAATTTATATCCAGCGACAACCGGCTTCTTAACATGCTTGACTATCCTCAGTACAGAGAGTCTATCAGAAATATTAATACAGGCGATTATGACGAAAAAATAAATCAAAAAGGAATTTCCAAAATCTGTCAAAAAGCCTGGTCAAAACTCGTAGCAAAGATTAAAAAACTACTGGAATAACATATTTACCATGACCGCAAACGATTACTCAATAGAAAAATATGTGTCTGAATGCCTGAAACCGCTGGAAGAGAAAGGAACCATATACAGAATACGAATTTACCCTAATCTGAATAGGATACGTTTCCAATTGAAGGAGCTGATAAAAGGACTTCCAATAAAAGCAGAAATAAACAAAAAAGACAACTCAAACACAATCAAGTTTACTTTGTTCTTTTCTGCGATTAGTTACCAGGTTTCATACGATGAACTAAAAAATATACTCTATTTCATTACAGATGCTAAAGAACGGTTAGAAGGTGAAATGAAATGGGTGAAACAGTATGATGAAAAGAGCTATCGAGTTGTTCTTGAGGAAGGAAATGAATATATCACCAAATACTAAAACCGCTAAAAGAAAAAGGTCTTATAAAGGACGTTCATGAAGACTGTGAGAGAGATATTTGGTTTACGCTGGTAGAAAACATAAATGGGAAAGAAATATCCGCGCATTTAAAACCAGGTAAAAATGAAGACTGCGTATTCTTTTATCCCACTACTGGATTTTGCAAATACAGGCCATTGTACAGGGCCGGACTTCTAAACCCGAAGAACGACCCGCATTACACAGAGACAATTGAACAATATATCCTTCAAGGAATAAAGTATATAAAAGAACAATTTATCAAATAGAAATAAGCCTATGACCGCAAACGATTATTCAATAGAAAAATATGTGTCTGAATACCTGAAACCGCTGGAAGAGAAAGGAATTATCACAGACTTGCGGGTTATTCCATGCAGATGGCGCATCATGTTCAGACTTAATGAGCCGTCACGAGAAAACTCAATGAAAGTCATTATCGAAACAGAGGCGGATGAAGACCATATCACATTTTTTAAGTCCGATGTGTCAGTAGAGGAAACATTTAGATCACCAGAACGGAGGTTTATTTATCAAAGACTGATGGCTGCAAATAAATCCATTAATGATGAACTAAACAGAAAATCAGTAAACACCGATTTATACATTACGAAATACCTGAAACCACTGGAAGAGAAAGGACTGATAAAGGACCTCGCAACGTGTAAGAATCATAGCGTCTGGTTTACGATGGTGAAAGACATTAAAGGCGTGAGCATTACCGTCAATTTAATCCCGGGAACGACAGTAGATACTGTTGCGTTTTTCCCTCTTCCTATTGATATAAATGGTAACGGAGTAGTAACAACATTTATTACCAATCCGATAAATGATGACCACTACACGGAAAACCTTGAAAAACGTATTCAGGAATCAATGAATAAACTGAAAGAAATATTTGATAACCCACTACCGGAGTAAGATTATGGAATCAAAATCAGAAGGTAAAAAATAATAAATGAAATAATTTTTTATATTTACCGGAGAATTATATGATTGTTATCACATTAAAAAATAAACCATGAAAAAAGAATTTACCGAGGACCAGCTTGTATATATACGAGACGTTTTCGTTCATGAATGTGACAGATATATTGATTCAGGCGAAAGGGATATGGCACAGGAAGCACTGGATATTGTAAACGTAGTGCAGTCAGAATACGACTGTGACGAATACGCCGACCTGGAATCTTTTGTACTGGACGAAAGCGGGACTTATGACTACATAGAAAAACGTGAATTGGACGAAAGTGAAGAAGAAGCTATAAAACTGATGATTCAGTTTGCCAAATCTTCGGAACAGGACCCATCGGAAGAGCTGAAAGAAGCGGTAAATGAGCATTTGTATTTAAACGATGCAAATCGAGGAAAAACAAAACTGGATGTAGTAATGAATAGAAAAGTAAAGATAAACAGACTCATTATTCTTTGCATAAATTCATGCGAGGAAAGCGAATTGATAAGACTTGATGACATAGCAGACTTGCTGGCCGAAAACATTTAAAACAAAAAAACCATGGAAGAAAGAAAAATCAACTTTAAAAAGAACGATGATAAGACTCCGGTTCTTGATCCGGACGGAACATTGCACGGAATGTTGTGTGTAAAAATGGAGACGTTGGTCAAAAATTTCTCATTATTGCTTTATTTGCTTCAAAAAGGGGAACTAAACGAAGGTACAAAAGAGTCAAGTGCAGAATTGTTTGAACAAAATTCTATAGAAATTCTGAACAGCCTCGGATATGAAGGTGACATCAACAAAAAGTACAATGAATACATCCAGAAAATACGCTCACTCAACCATGAAAACCGGGAACTAAGAAAACAGATCGAAATGAAGGTATCGAACGAGGATGCAAGGGAACGGTTGAAACTTATCACTGAATCCTTTGGTGAATGGTGGCACAACGAAGGAACCGGAAATATAGATGACATTATTTTCTGCCCGTACAAAATGACCGCCACATTGAGAGGATATATCTATCCTTCCGGCCGTGAAAGGGAAATAAAAAATCAGGTGGAGATGTTGAAGCAAAAAGGATTCGATGTATCGTCTGTTACAAACTTTGGGCATCACCTTACTGCCTCTGAGAAAAACTTCAATATGCTGAAAGAACTTTTCAAAAGCGCTTTCCCGCATTCGGACATTGACGAAATAAATACAGCCACCTATCTGGGAGGTGAAAGCAGAGAAGAATATGTGTACGTTATTACAAAGATCATCGTTAATTTCAATAACCTTGACGACATTAAAATCACAGAGCCATGACCGAACTGAATACTGAAAATGTAGACCGAATTTTCGCCGACTGCATGTTTCACAGCCACGAAGAATACGAAGAATGTAAGAAAGAAGGACTTCATTTTTTTGTGCGTTCTATTCAGAATACCAACGTAAATGTAGGATTCCATACGGAACGTATCGAAAAGCACCGGCAGGAAATCAGAGAAATGTTGTTGCAATTACCTGAAGGCTTCTTTAAAGATAAAGGTGGCGGAGCTTCTTTCCTGCAAGCTGCTTGCGCAAAAGATGGAGAATTATGGACAGGATTCCATACAGAGGTAGAAAAGCTTTGCCTGCTTGGACTCGCTTCAAAACAGATGCGGATGCTTACACCAGACGCGGAGATATGGCCAATGCTACCAGGCGGAATGCCCTATCTGCGTGTGGAAATAGAACAGTAATTTTATACATTCATTTATACATAAAAATACAAACAGATTATGAAAGATAAAATCTTAAAAGCAATCAACTTTATTTTCCCTATTTTCGTATGTGCTCAAATAGCCTTTTCTGTTTTTTCATATTTTAACGGTACTGAAACAAGGGACTTGTTGTACAATTTTTTCATCTCTATTATATTGATGCTTTCTTTCATCATTGCACAGATAGCCAAGACATGCACCCAGTTCCTGATGATAAAGCGGATTGAACACAGATTGATTATCAATCTTTTAAACGCCATTCAATGGAACACAAGCCATGAAAAACAGCCGGAAAATAAAGATTCAAAAAGCAAAGATGAAGAAAAATCGTAGTTACGCGAGTTTGGTGGCGTAGTATCGCCACCAAAAAATCTATTAAGCGCTACTGAAGTGGCGATACTACGCCACTGAAAAATCTATTAATAAACACTTGAGCCAAAATCAACAAAAATCCCGACAAATCAGACGTTTTGCCGGGATTTTTTCTGTGAATAAAACCAAAAAAAGAAGAAGAAAAATGTATGTTATAGCGTGGATTCTGTCTCTTCTGTGCCGGTTGCGCTGCGGTCGAGCGTGGTAAATGTCTGCTGACGGATGACTATTTCTCCGTGCTTGTCCCATTTGTTGAATGTATAGATATTCTTCATGAACCGCAGATAAATGCGCTGCCGGGTAGAAAGCTGGTTTTGCTTGAGCAACTGCAATTCGCGCTGGTAAGTTCCCCCACTGCTACCGCTTTTACCGGGAACCGCACCAATAAGGGCCGGATGCACACCGTAAGCAAAGAATATAATGCTGGAAATCTCTTCAAGCTCGTCTTTTAATTCAGTTGAATTTGTCAGCTGCGGCACATCCACAATTTCCACCGCATGCTGCATCGTCTTCCCGTCAGGGCCTACAAACGAGTCCAGACATATAGTTTTCCCGTTGTTCTCGCGGCGTTGAAGGAACTCATTCACCTTCTTATAGATACTGTCACGTACAGCTTGTTTCGCTTCGGTAGTATCCGCTCCCATTTCATCGAACATCGCACGAAGGTATTCGTTGTTGATGAAAATCATTTTCCCCCACATGGTCGCATTCTGGCGGGCCATGGCCTTGTCAGTAATCAATGTCGTGGCGTAATCGTAGGTCATCGACGGGAAGATACTCCACCAGGCTGGCTGCGGGTAATAAGGTTTCAGCATTGAAGGGTAATAGCTTGGGCAGCAGAACCAGGTGGTACGTTTCTTCGGAGGACGGTTCTTACTCTTTTCCACCTGACGGCGAAGCTCCGTAAGCATATTTTCCGGCATCAGTGTGGGATAGGCCACCACATCTTTTCTTTCCAGCTTTGGCGTGGCATCCTTTCGCCACTTCTCCGCATAATACACGTAGTTTATGCGCATCCGTTCGTCCATTTCCTCCATTCGGCAGCACACCGCCGGAATGTTTCCTAACTTGACGATTTTCGGGTCCCACTCTTCGTCCTTCCGTCCGATGCTTAGCCCGATGGTCGGGAAATAAATGTCCATGTGCGCGTCGTCTGTCATGCACTTCAGGTAGTGAAGTTCCAGATTGTTATTTTCACAGAACTTGTCCCATTCCTTGTCTGTCTCTTCCCAGGTGCGATAGTCTTCACGAAGCTGTTTCAGCTCGTATTCCGGTGTCCCAACCTGTGCGGTATCTTTTTGCTCCTCTCCGGACACGGCCTGCGACCAGGTGATTGTACCTCCCCCACCCTGCTCTTCGCCGCTTTCTGCTTTCTGCTGGTCAATCTGTGCCTGAATCTCCATGATTCGGTTACGAATCAGCAGTCCGGCATCCTTGAAGGGAATCAGCTCAGTCTTTACCGTACCGTTTACATAGCGTGACCATCGGTACATGAGCTGCGGCCCGAGCCCTACGGTCAGGTCGATAATATATTTGATGGCGGTCGCCGTGTACGGCAGACTTCCAACCAGCTTGTAGATGGTATTCGGCAGCATGTTGCCCGGTCCCCATGGAATGTAACCCAGACCGGGTGTCCCAGCATTGCTGACCGGCACCGGGTTTGACTGCCGGCTGTCGAAAATATCAAACGTGCCCTGAATGGGAAGTCCGCCGATGGCCCCTCCCCCTTTCATCATTTCCGAGGAAGATACAGACGGGATTTCCGACACGCGGGCCATGCCGATATACTGGTATCCACGGTCTACGAGTGAAGTCACTTTTCCTCTGAACTCCTTTATTCCCTGGCTTGACTTCTTACGGTTTATATTTTTTGTGTTTGTCGCCATATAACTACTTAACCAATATCTTTGTGTCGTTAATCTGCAGAATAAGTACGTCGTACACGTAACGGAAATCTCCGTTTGGCATTACCAGTTTACGGTATCCCTTTTCTCGGTTGTACGAAACGGCACGCTGCACGTTGTAACATTCGCTTATCGTTCCATCCTTACACACAAAACGTATGTCGAACGGCTTGTTTTTCCCGTCCGGAGTGCGGGCGTTCATCAGCTTGTACGCCTCCGTCCAGAGCAGACGTTTGGTCGGTTTCTTCATCTTGCGTTTGTTTTTATACAAAGATATACAAGGTTAATATGGTAATGAAGGACAAAAAAACGCACCTCCCTTCACAGGGAAGCGCGATCAATAAACTATTAATAAAAAACATGTATGTTCAAATCTATTTACATAGAAATGAGCATGTAATCTTAACACATTAATTCACAATAACAAATAACTCACACCACCGTGTGCAATAACATGGTTACTATTTTTCTCATGATGATGCAAATATATCCTATTTTCTCTGAATATCAAAAAGAAAAAGGATGAAGAACCACTGTTCCCCATCCAGGTGTAATAAAACAAAGAACATTTTCATGCTCAATTCTTTGCAAATATAATGTTTTTACCGCACATAAGCAAACTTTGAAACTAATTGATTATCTGATTTATAATAAATACTTTTATTCAAACATGCTTTTATTCTTTTATATAAAAATACTTTTACTCTTTTATTGATTATCTGATTTATAATAAATACTTTTATTCAAACATGCTTTTATTCTTTTATATAAAAATACTTTTACTCTTTTATTATTTCATTCTTTTATATTTTCATTCA